TGCAGGTCCATGACCATATCGGCCTGGCTGCTGCCAATAATCCGTCCCGGCTCACGATAGGGGGTGAAACAAGCCAATGGAATCTCATCGCACCGCTCCCACTGCACCAGGCTGGTGGCGTTGCCCAGCATATGCACATGGATCAACTCGGCGCGGTTATCGCCGTCCGTGTCGCAGCGTATCCAGCCCTCGACATAGCGTACGATGGCCATGGATCTGTCATTCGGCGGCGCGCCCTTGATGTTGTAGCCCTGCGCATAATCCCGCGCGATGATCTCGCGGCGCTGGTTCGGCCGCAGCATGGCGTCGCGGTGCGCCAGCACCTTGTCCTCCGGCAGTCCCATCTCGATCAGCGACGATGCCGTCACATCCCGCACATGGAACACGACGCGGGCGTCCTCGACGGTGGCGGCGTCGGCGACTACCCAGACGCACTCCGCCGCCACCGCCTCGACCACCGGCCACGACTGCTGGGCAGAGCGCGTGATGGTGGCCGACCAGTACTCAGCCGGCGCGCCCTGACTGAGATACATCTGCCCATCCGGCGTCTTGGCCAGGGCTTGTTTCTCGCTATCGAGCATCGGCCGCCTGACAATACGCTGCGCCTCGATGCCGGGCTCGGCCAGCAGCATCTGCAACTGCGGCAGCAGCAAGCCCTCGCACACCTCGGTGCGAACCTGGCGCTTCGCCCCCCAATACCAGCGCACCCAGCCGGCCTTGCGGGTCAGCGCATCGAGCAGCGCGTCGTGCAGCACCTGCCAGCCCTTGTTGGCCGTGAACAGCGCCCAGCGGCAGTAATCCGTCGCCTGCCGGGCCAGCGTGGTAGCCAGCTTGTCGTCGCCGGATATCTCGGAGCTTATGGGCTCGAAGCTGACGGGATCTTCCACCGCGGTGAACAGCCGCAGCAGCGAGGGCAGCGTCTGGCGGATGGTATCGCGCACCACGGTGAGAACGATCTGGCTTCGGCCCGTCGCCTCGTCACCGAACGGCCTTCCGGCGTAGTACTGCGACGCGGTGATGCGCTCCCGCGATAGGTAGTTGTCGTAGTTCTCGGCGATCTTGAAATAGTAGTGGGCAACGGCGGCAATCTCGCTGTCGGTCTTGCCGAGGCGTTCAAAGATTATCTCACTTTGCCACGCCGCGCCTTCCGGCTTGATCGCAGGACGTAGCCCGGCGGCGTACTTGCGCAGCCCGGCCGGCAGTTGTTCGTCGCTGTCCGGCTGCGGGAGGTCGCCGTCCCGCTTCGGCGGCAGCAGATAGGCCAGCACCTGCTCGGAGCCCAACTGCATCCCGGCGGCGCGCATGCCCTGCGGCACCAGGCCGGGGATCTGCGGCATCGGCGGTGGACCTTGCTGCCCCACTTGTGGGGCCATTGGGTTCAGCCCCTGCTGGCCAGGATAGCCTGGCGGCGGTGGAACCGTGCCGCTCATTGATGCTTCGCCTTTATATCTTCAACGGCCTGCCAGGCCTTGCGTGCCAACGTCTCGAATTGCCCGTCGAGACGAATGCGAAGATCGTTCAGCCGCTTACCCCAGCCTCGATCAATCGAGCGAATCTGAGTGGTTAATTCCAGGCTGACCCGCTCCAACCTGGCGACACGCGATTCCATGTCCTGCGCTGCGTAGTGCTGGAGCCACGCCTGCTCCTCGGCATAGTGCTTACGCCACAGGTCGGTAATTTCCTTATCATGCACATCTTCCGGTATTTCCGGAGGCGGTGGGTTCATGCCGCTCATACGTAGTCTCCCGGTGCGAGGTCCATCCGCATCGCGCGGCTGTCGTGCAGGCCCGATGTCATCCCACTGGCGATGCCCAGCCCCTGCTCGCAGAACGTCAGCGCGAGCGCATCGAGGTGGTCGCAGGACGGCAGCCCACGCGAGCGCATCGACTGCTTGCTCTCCACCTGCATCCGGCCATCGGACAGGAACGCATAGCGCGGCATCACCATGTCGTCGCGTAGCTGGTCGTGCAGCGGCAGCCGCACCGACCGCGTTTCCAGCCACTCGCGCACCCGCACCAGCAACTCGTCCCGCAACCGCGCAAACCGCCCGGTGGTGCTTGCCGTCTCGCCCACATTGACGCCGAGGACCGGAATATTCATCTCGTGCAGCCGGTCCACCACGCCCGCGCCAATGCCGATCACGTCGATGCAGATGAGCGAGGGCCGCGACGCCCCCGCGCTGTCGTATTCCGCCTTGATCGCACCGGCCAACCCCATCGTGTCGGTCTGGTGCCAGGTGCGCGGCATCTCATAGACCACGCTCCCGCGCCGCTTGATGAGCACGCTGGCATCGTTGCCGAACCGCGCCACGTCAACGCCCCATATCGCCGCTGCCGTCAGGTCCAGCGCCACATCGCGCACCATCGCCGCGTCCACCAGCCCGGCCGGGATCAGCGTGTTGTCATCCTGCGCCGGGAACTCGCCGAGCACGCGCACGCGGTAGGCGTTGCTGTCCTGGCCGTAGCGCTCGGCGATTTCCTCGGCGAACCCCTTGGCCACGCGCGGGCTGTCCACCGACGACACCCGGATGCAATGCCAGCGATCCCGCTCCAACACCTGCGTGCGCCAGAAGTAGCCGCTGGATCGCGTCGGGTTGCCGATGAGCAGCGTGATGGCCCCAGGGGAGGACATGGAGCCACCAGCCGCCTCGAACACGCTCTCCGGTATGCCGCTTGCCTCGTCGGCCACCAGCAGGACGTGCGTGGAGTGAATGCCCGCCATCGCCTCGGGCTGCTCCGGGCGCGAGGTGCGGGCCGTGATGAACGATTCAGGGTCGGCCTTGAGTGAGATGTGATCCGATGTCACTGACCACAGGCTGCGCCACGTCTCCGGCAGCACGCCGAACCATTTCTGTATCTCGGGCCAGAGGACATCGCTCAACTGCGGCGCGGTGGGCGCGGTGACCGCGATCTTGAACGGCACTCGCGTATTCGCGTACCAACAACAGACCCACGCAGCCAAACAACTCTTGCCGACGCCATGACCGGAGCGGATGGATACTCGTGTATGCCCCCGCGCAAAAGCACGCAGGGCTTGTACCTGCCAAACATCCGGCTCCACACCAAGGACTTCCCTCACGAACGCGATAGGCGCACGCGCATAGCGTGCTGTCGCTACAGCGAACGGATTTCTCGCCTGGGATATCGCCTCCGCCCAATTGGCGGGCATATATTCTGTTTCATCCATCGGTCGTTACGTGTTATGGCGGGCCATGGTTCCTGATCGCAGCTACGTACTTGAAGTTCTGGATTACAACCCCGAGACCGGGGATTTCCTCTGGCGTGAAAGGCCCAGGACGCATTTTCGTAGCTTGAGGGGCTACAGGATGTGGAATGCAAAGTACGCTGGCACAATCGCTGGCACTGTGGATGGTAGTGGGTATCGTAGGATCAGAGCGCCCCGCATGGCCGCCGCACACCGCCTGGCATGGCTCGTGGTCCATGGTGATCCCGTGCCGCCTGTCTTGGACCACATCGACCACGACAAGCTGAACAACCGGATTAGTAACTTGCGGCCGGCCACTCGCGCCGAGAACTCCGCAAACTCTGCCATAAGGGTTCATAACACCACAGGCATCAAGGGCGTTCACTTCAGCAAGAAGAACCGGAGCTTCATCGCAACAATCAGGGCCAACAACCAGCAGCACTATCTGGGCAGCTTCGCCACCCTTGAGGCTGCCGCGGCTGCCCGCCGGGAGGCTGCCGAGAGGCTGCATGGCGCGTTCGTCCGTCACGAATGACTCATTGGTGCTGCACCAAGCAGTTTTCCACGATCTTGGTCAGTAGTTGGTTCCTGTAATCTGCATTGGACTGCACCAAGTATATCAGCGCACCACTGAAGCAGATGTTCAATATGACAAGTAATAACATCGCAGGAGGCAATACACGCATGGCGGTCTCGCTGACCGACGCAATCAGGCCATGCGTGGTGGTCGGCTCGCTCATGCCGGCTTCTCCGCATCGAGGCCGGCCCAGACGTAGCCCACGCCCGGCGCGGTCAGCACCATCGCGGGGCCGAGCTGCTCGCGGAGCTGATGGACGTGCGAGCGCAGGCAATGGTGCGCGTGATGCCGGCGTCGCTCACCGGGCCACAGCGCGGCATTGAACTCGGCGAAGGTCACCACCTCGCCGACGTGCTCCATGAGTAGGCAGACGATGCGGGCTTTGACCCGGCCCATCACGGCGTAAACGACCACTTGCGGTCAACGTACACTTTGTCGTCGCTGTTCGTGGCGATCTGCCCGCGCAGCCACTCGTGGCAGTCCGCCGCACCCTCGACGCCCAGCGTGGCAGCAAGCGCCAGCGCCGACAGCGTGTAGCTGGCGTAGACCAGCGAGTCCCCCGCCGGCATGACATCAGGATCATCGTAAATCCCGATGCCGGGTTGCATTTGCAGGTTGAGATCCCAAGACTCCTGCCAGCTCGTGACGCAGGGTGCGTCTGCGTTTGGTCGCAACGCCACATTGTACGGGCAGGGCTTTGCACGCACCCATCCAGACTTTCCGTCCGTTCGCGCGATGCTGTTGGCCAATTTCCATTCGAGGATCGGCCGCCAGTCCGCGTATCCAATAGCCACGACATGACCGAGCACCGCCGCTTCGTAGTCCTCCATCCATTGCTGCGACACGCACCCAGGCGGCATCGTGCTGGATGCGGGCGAGTTCTGCGTGTCCGCCATGTAGTGCAGCACGGCGTAGGGCAACTCGGTGAACGGCGCCGCAGTCGGGTGCACATAGCGTGAAAGCATCCACTCGCGCTCGCCATCAAGCCACGACTGCCAATAGGCGCGTGACTGGACCCATGCCGGCGCATCGTCCGGTGTGACCCTGGCACAGTGTGCCAGTGTGCGCAGTGCCCATGCGTGCGCGCGGGTGGCAAAACCGATGCAATAGCTGCCGCGCTGCTGCGGCCCCGATGCGAGCACGTTGTAAGTCGCTGCGAACTGCATTTCCTCGAGATAGTACGGATCACCAGTTAGGAGGAACGCGACGTAGCAAAGATCAGGCTCATGTGCCGGATCGAGCGTGATCGGTGTGCCGCATGCCGGAATGTTGGCGGGGTAGTATAACGTGGCTTGTGGGTGCGCTTTGAAGTCATAGACTGCGCCGCCGGTCTCATTCCGGTAATGCCACGGCATGGTGCCGCTCGCTTCCGCTTGTGCGATCATCGAGTCGGGCGTGGCATCGCCGCGCAGATATTCCGCCTGCTGTTCGGTAACGACGCCGATATCGTCACGCTCGCCTGTGCTCGGCATATACGCAGTGAGCCCGGCGAGGCCCATGGGTGTGTACGTCTTCGGCCCCGACAGCGGGCGCGTGGTGGCCAGCGCCGTATCAAAGCGCGGCAACAGGCCGTCGAGCTGAAGCTGCGCGATGCTGCCGGTTATCGGACGCGGCTCGGACTGCCAGCGCCAGCGCGAATACCAGTAGTGCTCGGGCACTTCAATCGCGGCGAGCACTTCGTCGTCGGCATAGATGGTCGCGGTGTAGGCGCCCATGTTGGCGGCAGCGGTGCCAACCGTGGTGTCGCCCAGCTCGAACACCACCTCGACGCGCGGGCTGTCTCGGTCGCAGCGGAATTGCACCACGAACGCCGGCAGATCGACGTTGGTCACATCGACGCGCCGCTGGATGAACGCACCGCGCGCATCGGTCCAGTCGCGGCGATCGACCCCGTCGGCGGCGGCGAAGTGATAGATGATGCCGTCGTAGGTGATCCGCACAGCGAGGCCAGACGGCGACGGACCAGGGCCGGGATCAGGTCCGGGTCCGGGATCGGGCGGCTCTGGCGGCGCGGCTTCGAGCGCGGCAACGCGTGCCTCCAGGGCGGCGAACTCGGCGATCGTTGGGACGCTGGCTGGCATTCGGCCACCTATTCAAACGAACGTATGAGCGCGTGCACGACTCTGTAACGAGTTAGTGCCTGATGTCAGCGTTCAGATGTGGTTTCTGATGAAACAACCGCCGCCGGATGATTGGCGCGTGCGCTATTCGGTTGGCAGCGACTGATCGAGCAAAGTAGTTTCACGCTCTGGCGCAGGCTCAACCTTGCCCTCGATGAGTTGCTGCGATGTAGCGCGCGCGGCTTCGAGGTGGAGGAGGAAGATGTTGGCGACATCTTCGCCGGCATGAGCGGTCACTGCGAGGTCTGGAATTGTCTTGCGCAGCAGGCCCAAAGCGGCGCGAACTTGGTCTGATGTCATACGGATCGAGTCCGTTGTGTCCAAAGCAAATGAGTTCAGCCGGTTAACCAACTGACTGGTCTGGATTTTTGACCGCGTTCTCGCATCATGCTGCGGGTTCAGTCTTGCGGGCATCGCTCACTCGTGGGATTGTTGCGGCCCGAGACTGGCGCCGTCAACGCCAGCCCCGGACCTAACCACAACCTCGTTGCAGGAGGTCATGGCTAATGGCGAACGTGCGCCAACCATCGGAAACTTTCTACCGCTTCGTCGGTCCAAAGTATCGCTGCGCATATTGTGGCGAACCAAGCGACACGATTGACCATACCACGCCGCGCTGGTTTGTATTGGACAATCCTGAACTCTTGAAGAGGTATCGGCTTTACAAAGTGTCGGCCTGTGATTCTTGCAATCACCTTGCGGGCAAGACAGTTGACCGGACGTTCCGAAGTCGCAAGACGCGCATAGCGCGGAAGCTGGCCAAACGAGCGAAGAAGCTTCTGGAGACGGCGGATTGGCCGGCGGATGAGTTGGAGGAACTGGGATATTGCCTGCGCTCGCTGTGCGAACAGGCGCACAAGGACGCCACGGTTGTGAGACGCCGGCTCAGGTTTCTGACCGATCCGCTCTGGCCCTACGATGTGCCGCTGGAATTGCAAGTCCGCTTACCAGCCGTCTCGGGAAGTGAGACAGTCAACGGGAAACCGGACCTCCCTCAGTTGACCCAGGAACATGACGCCGAT